TATTCAAGGCGAACAGGGTATCCAAGGCATCCAGGGTATTCAAGGAATCCAAGGGACACAGGGAACACAAGGTATTCAAGGGCTCAAGGGAACTCGTATTCTGTCTCACACAGCTGCTCCGGAAAGTCCTTCAGTAAATGACCTTTGGTGGAATTCCGACCTAGGTATCTTGATGATCTATTACTACGATGGTGATTCATATCAATGGGTCACAACATCGTCGGGTGTTGTGGGACCTCAAGGTGCACAAGGCACAATGGGCACTCAAGGTATCAATGGGGCACAAGGTGCGAGTGGTACTCAAGGCGGACAAGGTCTCCAAGGTATTCAAGGTATCCAAGGCATTGCAGGTTCACAGGGTATTAATGGAACTCAAGGTGCTCAGGGAACTCAAGGGCTTCAAGGTATTTCTGGTTACATTGGATCCGATGGTGCTCAGGGTGCACAAGGTATCCAAGGAATTCAAGGTATCCAAGGCGTCCAAGGAACTCAAGGAGCTCAAGGTCTCACTGGTTCACAAGGTACTGCCGGTACATTCGGCGGTGCAGCCTTTGATTATACCTTTGATACAAGCACAACCAATGCCGACCCAGGTACCGGAAAACTTCGTCTCAGCAATTCCGACCTCTCATTGGCTTCGTCGCTTTACATTAATGAGAATGACGACCTAAGCGTTTCCATTTACAATTTCTTGCAGACCATTGATGACTCAACCTCACCAATTAAAGGTCACTTTACAATCACCCAGAAGAACGACACAAATAATTTTGCGATGTTCTCTATTACCGGAGCTCATTCTCACGGTACAAATTATTTCACTGTTCCGGTTTCTTACCTCAGTGGTGCAACATCATTCACGAACAATCTTGACATCATCATTACCTTTGCTCGTACCGGTGACATAGGCGCAACGGGTGCACAGGGAACTCAGGGAGCACAGGGTGAACAAGGTATCCAAGGCATACAGGGTATCCAAGGTGTTTCTGGTACACAGGGTATCAATGGGACACAGGGAGCTCAAGGTATCCAAGGCGAACAAGGAATTCAAGGAATCCAGGGTGTTCAAGGAACTCAGGGCACCCAGGGCGTCCAAGGTGTCCAAGGTATTACCGGTGTCAATGCAAATGTCCTCACAAGTGACACTGCTCCGACATCTCCAAATGCTGGCGATTTATGGTGGGACTCCAGTGTTGGTATGCTCCGCATTTATTACAATGACGGCACATCTTCACAATGGGTCGATGTTGATCCAGGTTCGGTACAAGGCATTCAAGGCGCACAGGGTACACAGGGTATCCAGGGTATTCAAGGTATTCAAGGTACGCAGGGAACTCAAGGTATTCAAGGTACATTAGGCGCAACCGGTGCACAAGGAACACAAGGCATCCAGGGTATTCAAGGTATTAGCGGTGCATCAATTCTTGGAACTAATAATACTTGGACGGGAACAAATGCGTTCACAACGTTAGCTGCAAGTACAACGACTTTAGATAGTGGCACCAGAATAACCCTTGATACTTCAATTTATCAAGGCATCGACATTTTTCGTGGAGACGCTAATGCAAATTTTTCCGGTATTCGTTTTCGTAATAGCGCAAATAGCGCAACCAATGCTCAAATCGGATGGAACGGAACTTCGCTTCGATTAGAAGGCTCATCTGTCGATGTTGTTGGCGCGTTGAGCGCGACGGGAGCTATTAGCGGGACGACGGGTGCGTTCACGGCAGGCTTGGCGATGGATGCTGCAACGCAGGTCGCGCTCAATGGAGCCGCAGGAACGCTTCGTGCGGGATATATTAACGCGGCGATTACTTCCACTACGGATGCCTTCTTGGGCTACTTAGGAACATCGTCTCCGCTGTCGGGCGGCACGACTGGCGACTTGTTGCTTTACAGTCGTGGATTGGCAGGAACACGCACTCTCGTTGGGGCGGCTGGAAGCGTAGTCGCCACATTCTCCTCCACTGGACTCGCGGTCACTGGCGCGTTGAGCAGCACCACAGGAGGAACCCTTTCAGCATTTGATTTTGTTAACACAGCTCTTTTTGAAAGGACTGGTAGAACCAGTGATGTAAGGTTTGGTGCTGCTAGGCTTCTTTCAACAAAAACAACCGACATGGGCGATGGGTTTGGCGCAGGAATGTATTTTTCAATACGAGACGACGCGGCGGTAATAAATTCAATAGCTGCCGTGGGCGGACAACGAGATGGAGCCGATAATTCTGGGGCTTTAGTTCTTTCGACTTATCTAACCGGAACAGAAAACGAACGCATGCGCATCACCAGCAGCGGCAACGTCGGCATCGGCACTACTACTCCAGGAGCGCCATTAACCGTTTCTTCTTCTACAACTCTCGCTGCTGGCGATCCATCCATTGTATTACAGGGAGTTAGCAATACAGAACGACTTCACATACGCTCTGCTCTTGGCGCTGCTTCTGGTCAACCAGTTATACTTTTGGCAGCAGCCAGAGGGACCATTGCATCGCCGACCGCTGTTCAAGATGGTGATGATCTTGGATTTTATCAATTAGGAGGTTATAACGGAACTACTTACCGTCGCGGAGCTTGGATAGCTGGTAGAGCCGAAGGCGCTCATTCGGCCACAAGCTCTGGAGCTGCCATTCTGTTCCAAACAACAGAAAATGGCAGCGTAGCGATGACCGAGCGGATGCGTATCACTGGTTCAGGTAACGTCGGCATCGGGACGACGAGTCCATCAAGAAAACTCACCGTCGAAGCATCAGGCGACACTCGTGTCCTCATCAAAGATTCAACCCAGATATCGACCAATGCATGGAGTCTTGCGGTCAGTCACGGCAGCGGGTCCGCAGGCAATTTTGCAATAGGACAAGAAGGGGTTGGAATACGAGTTTCGGTCACTACATCAGGCGACGTCGGCATCGGCACATCAAATCCTAAAAATAAATTAACTGTTTTGGGTTCTATCGCAAAACAAACCACCACAGGTTACGATGGTACCTTTGATAACGTATTTAAATATGGAACACAATCTGATCTTGAAGGTTCAGGTCAAAATCTAGATCGCTGGATTGGTGCGGACGCAACTATTACTGCTGGCGGTGGAGATGCAAATAAACTAAAATTTAGAGTTTATAGTGGAGGTGGTTCAGGCTCTCCAGCAGATGTTATGACGTTACTTGGTAATGGTAATGTTGGCGTTGGTACGGTTTCACCTGGAAGTAGAATTACATCTGCTGTTTCAAGTGGTGGAGGCATCTACGCCATTGAAGCTACGGTTGATGGAACCGCATATTTCCAAGTTCGTAATAACGGCGTAACTTATACCCAAGGCGGCACTGTTAGCGTTATTTCAACAAGAGATGTAAAAAAGAATATTGTAGAATCGCCTTATAGCTTCGATTCCTTGCTTGGAATTAAATTACGTCAGTTTCAATACATTGATCCGTTAATTGAAAGTCGTAAGCGTCTCGGTCTAATTGTGGATGAGGTAGAGAATATCCTGCCTGAAGCCATGAACTACAACGATGAAGGAAAGGCTGATTCTATCGCTTATAGTGATGTCGCATTGACGGTTGCAGTAACCACTATGCACGAACTCCAAAAGGTGAACTCCAACCTTTTAGCAGAACTCCAATCCCTACGCGCCCGTGTCGCCGCACTTGAATCCAAGTAATAAATACTCAAAACTATGGCTATTGATTTTCCAACATCACCCGCTCCCGGACAGCAAGTAACCTCAGGTTCAAGAACATGGACGTGGAGCGGCACCTATTGGGCCAATAATACCATTACGGGTGTCCAGGGTACACAGGGTATTCAAGGTACACAAGGAACACAAGGTCTCCAAGGTATCCAAGGTCTTTTAGGTACTCAGGGTTCACAGGGTCTTCAGGGTATCCAGGGAATTCAAGGTATCCAAGGGATTCAAGGTATTACCGGTAGCCAAGGAACACAGGGAACACAGGGTCTCCAAGGTATCATGGGTGCTCAGGGTGCCCAAGGTACTCAGGGAACTCAAGGCGCTCAGGGTATCCAAGGTACTCAGGGAACACAAGGGCTTCAGGGTATTACCGGTGCTCAAGGTATCTCTGGTGCATCTATTCTTGGAACAAATAACACATGGACCGGAACGAATGCGTTTGCATCGGTGAGCGCGAGTGGAACGGCAACATTCCGAGATACAGCGAACACCTATTCGCTGAATGTCAGCGGCGAAGGTGGAACGCAGATTGTTGCTTTTGGTAATACAGGTGGAGTGCCGCGAATACAGGCGTTCACAGCGGGATTTGCGGCGGCAACCGGACTTAACATTCAACCTTCTGGCGGAGATACTAACGTCGGTGGTCTTTTAAATGTGGGAGCCGGACTTGCTGTTACTGGCGCGTTGAGTACGACGGGTGCGATAACTCTTACTGGAACATCCTCGGTTTTGAATTTTACGGACAGCGGCTCAGGCACTTCTCGAAACTGGCGAATTGCCACATCGGAAGCAGCGGAAGGCGATTTTTTAATACAAGTATCCTCAGCGGCCAATCTTACTCCGTCGATTTCAGCTCTTGGATTTGACCGAAATGGAGCAGCTACGTTTGCTTCAAATGTCGCGGTCACTGGCGCTTTAGATGTAACCTCAACGATTGGGTTGATTCGCATAAACTCATCCGCTGATTTGGACACGACGGGCTATGGCTATATCGGTTATCGAGACAATTCCACTGGCAGCTATACCGAACGAGCATACGTTGGTTTTGGCGCTGGCAACGGTAACTTTAACCTATATAGCGCCGCACCCGGTAAGGTAATGACTCTCGGCGTAAATGGCGTTACGAGTGTCCTCACCATCTCCTCCACCGGACTCGCTGTTACTGGCGCGTTGAGTACGACGGGAGTAGCAAGTTTTGCAGGTGATGATAAAATTTCATTGTCTAGTGTAGGTGCAACCGACCAATATTTCCTTGGCGCAAACTACAGCAACGCAAATGGGACTGAAAGTGTAATTAATTCGTCCAGAAGTTCATGGCGTAGTGTAATGCGTAATGCCACCACGCATGAATACGGCATTGATTTCCGTGCAGTAAGTGCAGCGGCTGGCGCGTTCACAAGATTGCTTACGGTTACAAGCGCGGGCAACGTCGGCATTGGTACGACGAGTCCTAGCTCTCTGCTTGACATTGAATCAAGTTCTCAAACAGCAGAAATCTCGCTAAATCAAACAGGTGCTTCTGGTCGCGACTATCGTTTAGGTTCTACTGGTAGTGGATATGGCTCGGCTGGCAACTTCATTATTTATGATGTAACGGCTGGAGCCGAACGTTTCCGCATTAACAGTAGCGGAAATTTTGCTATACCTGCTGGAAAATATATTAATTTTAATGGCAATGCTACCGCCGCAGAATACGCTATAGAAGCCGCAACAGGCGCGTCACCATATGATTTTAGATTTATTGGATCAGTTGATTCAGGTACACAGCGTTGGTTCAGCTTTGGTTATTATACCTCTAATAGTAATGCAAGCACTTGGAATTCAAAATTCAATATTAATAGTTATACGGGTCAAGTGCAAATGACGAATAGTGATGGAACTCGTTTTAATGCTTTATTTCCTTCTAGATACGGTTATTCTTCGGCGTATATGGCTCTTGTGGTTGGAGCTACTTCAGGAAATACTACAGTTTGTATTGGTGTTGACCCAAGCGGCAACGCATCAGGAGCATTTAGCGGGACCGGAAGCGAAGTAATGTTTCGTAATGTTGGTTCTTTTATTTGCCCAAATGCAGCTAATACCACATACAACGGCATAATGAGTTGGAGCGGAAGTGCGGTTACTATGCCGGGGTCGCTCACAGTAAGTGGGACAATTACAGAAGCATCAAGTATCACACTCAAAGAAAATCTGAATCCAATTACCGATGCTCTTGATGTTATTTCAAGTCTACAAGGTTGGATATATGACCGTAAAGATGGTTCTGCGATGAATCAGGCTGGTTTTATTGCCGAAGAAGTTGAACAGGTTCTTCCAAATGTTGTTTCAAAGACCGAAGACGGAACTCCAATGGGCGTTCAATACACCAAGATTATTGCGTACCTTGTGGAATCAGTAAAGGAACTCAAGGCTCAGATTGAAGTATTGAAGAAATAAGATGGCAAATATCAACAATACAATGTATATTAGTGGAAATGTATGTCAACATGGCATTTATACATTTGTATCGACATCATACACCGCCGGAAATAATTACATTCATTTTAAAACCAATTGTCTCGGAGCATCATATATGATGACAAAAATTGAAGCACTCGGGCATAATTATGCGGCAAATGCTAATATACGATGTGCTTGGTCTTGGTACACTTATACTTATTTAACATCCACGGGAGCAAATTCAATTTACAGTGGATTAACTGCGGAAAATGGTATTTATTTGTCATCTGATAATTATGTTTGTTTCAGAGGATATACAGCTTCACCCGGAGATATATGTTTTACATTAAATGTTACACAAGCCAACCCAGTTGGTTCTTCGGCCGTGTCAATATTAGCGGCAAGCAAAAATTCAACATCTGGAAACTATTATTGATATGGCAACACTAACAGCACCAACTAATGTGCGAGGTACGTCTGGTACAGGATGGAGTGCCAAATATGGAATTTATACTTTCAATACAACAAGCGACACTCCCCTTTATGTACATTTTAAAACTAATGTTCCTACTAACTCAGAAAAAATTGGCACAATTGAAGCGATAGGATATAATTTTGGAAGTGCTCAACCCATTCGATGTGCTTGGGGGTTTTATGTTTATTCAAGCGGAGTTACTTCCAAAGGTCTTGAAACATTTACGGGAAGCGGATTAACAGCAAATGGTATATACAAAAGTTCCGATAATTATCTTTGTATTCGAGGATCCTCTTCTACTATGTATTATATTGGATTTATTCTCAACGCTTATATCCACCCAAGTTATAATTTTGATATTTCAATAACGGCGGCAAATCAAAATTCAAATTCTGGAAATTATTACTGATGGCTTCATTTCTTGCAAATACTAATATCGGTGTAATGCAAAAAGCATTTTACCAATTTGCCACAACAGACGGTGGTGCGGGAAACTATTTTCATTTAAAAACTAATATAGTAAAATCCGGTCTTCAGATGTTTTATATAGAAGCGGATGGATATGCATATGGAAATGGTACACCCATTCTTTGCGCTTGGACAGGTTATCCTTACAGCGGAACCGATACACTTATTAACATAGGATTGTCAAATCTATATGCTGGCATGGAAGCGCACGGTGCATATCAATCTTCAGATGGGTACGTCTGCCTTCGCGCTTATACAACGGGACCATATTATTGCGGTTTTGTTCTTAATTCTGTTATGGCAAATCCTGCTGGCTGGGGTTACAACTTTAAAGTATCCATTACCGCAGCAAGCCAAAACACTAACTCTGGAAATTATTATTAAAATCTTATGAAATATCTAAAACAAGTACAAAACGAAGACGGCAGCATTGACTTTTTTGAAACAGATGAAGTTCAACCATTATCACCTGCGCCAGAACCTGTGGAACCACCATATACCGTAAAAAGATCAAATGCATATCCGAGTGTTCCAAATCAATTGGATATGTTATGGCACATGATGGATACCGAAGCAATTCCAGGTAAAAATTCAGAATGGTACAATACAATTTTAGCGGTAAAACAGCAACATCCAAAAGTATAATTGCTTCCGAATAAATAGAGATATACTCTTATGGCACTTTCATTTCCAAATTCTCCAACACTTAATGATATTCATAGCCACGGCGGTAAGAGCTGGCAGTGGAACGGTGCGATGTGGGTGGCAATCAATGCCGGTGTTCAAGGACCGCAAGGTACCCAGGGAACACAAGGCATCCAGGGTATTCAAGGAGCTCAGGGCACCCAAGGAGTCCAAGGTATTCAAGGTACGCAAGGAACTCAGGGAACACAAGGCGCTCAAGGACTTCAAGGTGCCCAGGGTCTTCAAGGTATCCAAGGGATCCAGGGTATTCAAGGCACGCTTGGTGCGCAGGGCGCGGTAGGCGCACAAGGTACTCAGGGCATTCAAGGAATCCAGGGTATTCAAGGTCGTCAGGGTATTACCGGCGCAAATGGAACTAACGGTACACAAGGAGCGGTAGGTTCAACAGGTTCTACTGGATCTACCGGTGCTCAAGGCGCAATCGGTACCAGTGTTACGGGAGCTCAAGGAACTTCTGGCGCTACTATTCTTGGTAATAATCAGACATGGACTGGTTATAATACCTATAGCACTCCGATTCGTCGCAGCACTCCGTTAGCTGGTTGGTTCGAAGGAACATATAATAATGTAGGAGATAATTCTAGTAAAAGTAATCCGATTTATACTATTGGTAGTTCTTATAATCCAGCAGATGCAAGTCTTTCCAATATGTACGGTATCGGGTTTTCACATTCTAATTTTTGGGGTGGTAAAACGGCTAATTGGGGTTTATATGTTTCAGCCGCTGGAACTATTTCAGTTACTCTTGGTCAAAGCGACCCAACAATTTGGACAAGCGGTTACGGTCAATCAGATTCTTCTTGGCGCGCTCCGATTTTTTATGATAGCAATGATACTGGATATTATACAAATCCAAATTCTACGTCAAATATTTATGCTCTAACTGCATATTCACTTCAAGGGAATGGCAATGTAGGAGGAACAGGTTCAGCTTCATGGCATCCGTCTGGAATTTATTCTGCTGGTTTTAATTGGTTGTACGGCGGCATTAATGCTGGAGGAAGTAACGTCACGAATATGAGTGACGCAAGAGCTAATATTTTCTACGATTACAATGATACGGGTTATTATGTTGATCCAAATTCAAATTCAAGATTTGCAGGTAAATTGGCGGTTCCACAATTGTACGTTAATTCTACTAATTTTGATGATAATATAAACGGAGCGAGTTGGTACGGTCTTGGAGGTACAAATATTGGCGGCTCTAACGGAGGCACAATGATCCAACTTGCAAATTATTTTGGAGTTCGTGTCAGAGCACACACTTCAATATTAGAAGTAGACGGGCCGAATTATGGTAGTGGTTGGATTTGGGGTAACGCTAATTTTGCAGTAGCCGGTCAAAATCGTGGAACAATCTTCTATGATTACAGCGACACTGCATATTATTGTGATCCAAATGGCGGCAGTCGTTTATCTAGTACAAACGTTGATCAATATTATTGCTACGGATATTATCGAGCAAATTATGTAGGGCGCGGCGGCATATGCGGTATCTACGATTCTACAAAATACCAAAATGTATTCACAATGGGAGATTCATGGAATCTTGCATATGATGGAAGTAGTGTTGGCAACCTTTACGGCATGTGCTGGTCTCATCCAAATGCCGGCGGTGCAGCAGGCAATCTAGATTCACATGGAACAATTGTTCTGATCAATGGTGGCTTTGCTTCTTGTATGTCTTATTCAATTAAGGCATCAAGCAACGTTACCGCATACTCCGATGAACGCCTCAAGAAAGATTGGTCGGATCTACCAAAGAATTACGTCGAAGAACTTGCCAAGGTAAAGGTCGGTACCTATACCCGTATTGATGGTGAGAAACTTCGCCAGGTCGGTGTCTCTGCTCAATCATTGCGCCCACTACTTCCGGAAGCAGTTATTGAAGCCGAAGATGACTTCAAGACCCTTTCTGTGGCATACGGTAATGCTGCAATGGCTTCCGCAGTGGAACTTGCAAAGGAAGTTGTATCATTAAAGGAACAACTTGCCGCAGTATTGGAACGCCTCAACAAACTGGAGAATAAATAATTTTATGGCTATTACATATACTTGGAAAATTGATATGATGCACACCCAGTCTAAAATGAGTGTTGAAAATGCCGTTACTGAAATCCATTGGTCGAAAACTGGTACCGATGAGACTGGATCCACGGGTCGCTATCCCGGTTGCACTAAATTTAGTTTAGAAGAAACCGCGGCATTAAATGCGACTGGTAATTTTACTCCATTGAATTCTCTGACCGAGACTCAGGTTCTTACATGGATTCAAAGTACAATTACTTCGGACGATATGATCTTTATTGATTCACAGATTCAAGCCTCAATCGAACATCAAAAGGCGCCGAAGACTTCTACTTCAATTGATTCTAATAGTTTTCCTTGGGCTGCAACTAATTAATCTATGGCACTTCCCAATAATACTACAATTTCTCTTAATCAAGTTAATACGGAACTTGGATTAAGCGCGACTGCGAACATTTCATTAAATCAGGCTGCAGTTCGTACGCTTGCTGGTGTTGCAAGTGGAACAATTTCAATGAGTAATTTATGGGGTAAGAGCAATCGAGCTCCTTACAGTGATGTTTCGACATATAGTTATACTGGCGCCGATCAATACTTTACCGTTCCGAGTGGTATTACTACCATTAAAGTTCGTGCGTGGGGCGCGGGAGGAGGTTCAGGATTCGTGGGACCCGTGGGTGGTGATGGAGGTTATTCGGAAGCTATTTTTGCTACGTCTCCCGGTACCGTATTTACTGTTGTTGTGGGAAGAGGTGGTCCCTACGCAAATACATATGTTAGATTTTACGGCGGCGGCGGTTATCCTAAAAATGCAGGTGGCGCGCACGGTGGCGGTGTTGCCCGTGTATATTCTTCGGGTCGGGATATATGGGCTGGCGGCGGTGGCGGCGGCGGTGATGCCAATAACGGTTATAACGCAGGTCGCGCAGGCAATGGTGGCGGAGCAAACAGCAATGGTAATGCTGCGGGAAATAGTGATAACGGTGATACACTATATTTCGGCGCCGGTGGCGGTGGAACACTCACCGGTGGTGGTTCGGGCGGCACTGCAGATTTAGGTTATGTTGTGGGAGCAACCGCAGGAAGTTACGGCGATGGCGGTATTGGCGATAATTACTCCACTGGAGGAGGAGGTGGCGGTGCTGGTTACTACGGAGGCGGAGGCGGCGGCGGTCCCGGTGGCGCGGGTGGCGGTGGTTCGGGATATGTATTAAATGGAACCAGCATTGTTGGTTACAACTATAATTACGGCGGAACAGATTACCCGGGTGGCGGAGTCGGTGCCGGCGGAGCGCATTTTGCAAATGCTGGCGGTCATGCTTATGTAGCAATTAGATGGTAAAAATATGAAAATCAAATTAGAATCAAATTTACAAGATATGGATCTATGGTTGGAATATACCAACATTCAAGAAGTAGCTTTGAGTAATGGATCGGTTACCGCTTTATGCACATGGAAAGTAATGGATAAAGATGATCAAATCATATTTTCTCCGGAACTCAATAAAAGTTACACCAAATATTCTCTACTTCCCGATGCTTATGCTACATGGGATAGAACAGAAGAACAATTCGGCTCATTATTGGTTGTTTATATTACACCTTTGATTGCTTCGAGGGTAACTTAATTAGAACACTTATAAATAGGAGTACAAACTTATGGCAATTACATACACCTGGGAACTCACTTCCCTTAAGAAAAAGAACGTCGGTAACCTTACCGACTTTGTGGCACAAACTTACTGGAAGAAAATTGGTACCGATGAAAATGGTCTTGTCGGAGAATTCTCTGGCGCAACTCCATTTACTCCGGAAGCCGATGGCGATCCAGCAACATTCATCTCATTTGAAGCCCTTACCGAAGCTCAGGTTCTCGGTTGGATTCAAGCTGTTGTTACCGGTAGCTACGAAGCTCACGTGAACGAACAGATTCAGAAACAGATTGATGCCAAGAAGAATCCAGAAACAGAAGTGACTTCTGGTAAATTCCCTTGGTCTCCAGTAACTTCGTAATTTAAAGAAGCATCCCATGATTAATTTTCCAAGCCCACCTCTCGATCCGGGTTACATCCATACAGCGGGTAATAGAAGCTGGGAGTGGAATGGTGCAAATTGGGATGCGGTAAACGGCGGTGCCACAGGACTTCAAGGTATCCAAGGTATCCAAGGGCGTCAAGGAATCCAAGGGACTCAGGGTACGCAAGGTATTCAAGGCACCGTTGGCTCATTCGGTGGTGCTGCATTTGATTATCTATTCAATACTGCCACGGGCGATGTGAATCCGGGTAGCGGAAAGATTATATTCAATAATTCCGATGCGACCCTGGCTACCGTAATGCGTATTAGTTATAACGATGCACTTTCCGTAAGCATCTATAATTTCTTGCAGACGGTCGACGATTCTACATCAAACATTAAGGGTCACTTTACGGTTACCAAAAAGACGGATACCGACAATTACGGAATGTTTGCAATTACAGGCTCCCATAGCGAGCACGTCGACCACTTTGATATTCCTATTACCTTTGTAAGTGGTGCACCAAGTTTCACAAATGATCTAGAAATCATTGCCACATTTGCTCGTACCGGCGATAAAGGTGATACGGGAGCTCAAGGAACACAGGGCATTCAAGGAACACAGGGTGCACAGGGCATTCAAGGTATCCAAGGCGTCCAAGGGATTCAAGGAGCGCAGGGAACACAAGGTATCATAGGGTCAACTGGTGCTCAAGGTATTACCGGTGCTCAAGGTATTCAAGGGATCCAGGGCGTACAAGGTACACAGGGCATTCAAGGTCGTCAAGGTATACAGGGCACTCTAGGAACACAGGGTACACAGGGTCTTCAAGGAATTCAAGGAATCCAAGGGACCGTAGGTTCTCAAGGTATTACTGGTTCTCAAGGTTCCGTAGGTGCACAGGGCACGCAAGGAATTCAAGGTATTCAAGGTCGCCAAGGGATTACTGGTTCAAATGGTACAAACGGAACCAACGGCGGTACCGGAGCACAAGGCGCACAGGGTACAGTAGGTTCAACCGGTCCTGGTGGTAGCAATGGCGGTACCGGTGCCCAAGGGGCTCAGGGTGCAGCCGGATCAACTGGAGCAACAGGAAGTACAGGTGGTACAGGAGCAACTGGTGCTCAAGGTACTTCTGGTGCGACAATTTTAGGTAATACGCAAACCTGGACCGGAACAAATACATTTAATAATAACATTACCGTAAGTGCAGGCAATGCAACCGGAGGAGGTATTATTCTTGCCGATGACGGGGATATTGTTGATTTAAATGATGGTTATTGCGCAATGCGTTTTAGTTATGGTGTCCGCATTCACGCAGGAAACAGAACCGGTGGCGCAGTCATTCGTCTTCACAGTAACGGTACCATTGTTGCAAATTCAACAATTACAGCATACGGAGATGCTTCCGATATTCGATTAAAAGAGAATGTTGTTCGCATTGACAATGCTTTGGATAAAGTAATGCAGATGAATGGTTATTACTTTAACTACATTGGTAAGCCCGACCGTATGATTGGTGTTATTGCTCAGGAAGTAGAACCTGTTCTAAAAGAAGTTGTCTATGAATATAAAAATATTGAGACGGAAGAAAATAACAAAGCCGTTCATTACGGTAACATCACCGCACTCCTCATTGAAGCGATCAAAGAATTAAAAGCCGAAGTTGCCGAACTCAAATCTAAATTATGAACAATATGATCGAAGTAAATCCAGTTGAGGTTGATGGAAAAACAGTTAAGTATCTCGACATTATTGTAGTAATGGTACGTCTAAAAGGACCAAAGATAATTGCATATACATTAGTTGATGCCGATATGAAAATGATTAAGGGCGTCAATATGATTATTACTGAAGAAGAATACAATGCTTGGTCGGACGACGACGATTACATTACAGAACTGACTCTTGCAAAAACAGGACTCACTAAAGCCTCATAATGGCATACGTCAATTGTAGTTTAAGCTCGACAAATATTAATGCGGGTGACACGATCACCGTGCACGTGGATGGTTGTGCAAATGACGGAGATAGTTGGTTCATGATTTTTGCGACGGGCGACTTAGGTATCATCTGGTCGACGTTTGTTAACTACTATTACCAACAATGCTATTCGGTAGATGGAAGTTTGACAGTTGCAAACGCTGGTTATTACGGTATCTATGGATATGGATATACTGGCGATGCTCCGGGAACTCAACAAGTGCATACTTCAGGAACAACATATCTCACGGTTAATGCTACATGGTATTACTTAACCGTTCCAAACCCCACAGGATTTTTTAAAAATGGTACCGACATTCGTAGCTACTACGAAGCACGTCACAGTGATACGGCTAAGAGAGCCGACATCGGATTTAGAAACGGCAGTACCGATATTTCTGATTATTTTCAGCCTGGAGCCAATGGATACGATTCGGGCTTCCGTTCAGGCAGTAGCAGCCTAGGTTCATTATTTTCTTAAAGTTATTTTGAATGGATTCTATTCGTTATAAAAAGAATGTTAAAACAATAGAAAATGCCTCAAAGATTGTAAAGAATCTTAGGGGTGTGAAGTATGATCTTGTCGATAACTCCAAGAAAAATGAATTGGGTCTAATCTCCGAAGAGGTCGCCAAAATACTTCCGGAGATAGTGTCTTTGGATTCTTCGGGACGAGCAAATGAAATCGACTATAAGCGTATCACTGCCGTTCTCATAGAATCCATAAAGGACATTCTAATACGAATTGAAAGACTTGAAAAGGGTGTTTAATCCATGGAAACTCCAAGCATCGGAATTCAGGTATCAAATCTGGTTAAGGATCTACATACGGTAGCTTCCAGTAACCAACCCATTATTGCACCGCAAGAAGTTATTAAGGCTCGTATGGATACCTGCGGCGCCTGTGAATTCTATAAAAACAATAGATGCACCAAGTGCGGTTGTTTTATGGAAGCCAAGTCAAGATTATCGTCGCTCAAGTGTCCAATAGGTAAGTGGTGAGAACATATAAATAGATGATATGCCTGCACCATCATCTAGACAAGAATTAATTGACTATTGCCTCCGTTCACTCGGTGCTCCTGTTCTGGAGATTAACGTAGATGACGATCAGGTGAACGACCGTATTGATGAAGCGTTCCAATTCTGGAATGAATATCATATGGACGCTACTCTTAAAACGTATCGTAAGGTCCAGGTAACTCAGGAAATTGCAGCAAACAAATACGTTGATCTACCGGATAGCTGCTTATTCATTACAAGAGTTCTACCACTCACAAACAATTCGTCCAATTCATCGGGTATGTGGTCGGCTCGTTACCAGATGCACTTGAACGATGTGTACGACCTTCAGTACGCCGGAGCACTTGTGAATTACGTTGAGACCCGCCAGTTCCTTGAGATGCTGGATATGATTCTGAATGGTGTCCCTCCGATTCGTTTTAACCGCCATATGAATCGTTTGTTCATTGATATGGACTTTTCATACACCATTGCGGTGGGAGACTGGATCATTGTTGAAGCATATGAGACTCTCGAGAGAGATGGTTCTGGCGCACACACCAAGGTCTACAACGATATGTTCCTCAAGAAATACGCAACGGCTCTTATTAAACGCCAATGGGGTCAGAATATGAGCAAGTTCGAAGGTATGCAACTTCCAGGCGGCGTTACAATGAATGGCATGAAGATTCTTGAAGATGCCAATGCAGAAATTGAGAAACTTGAAATTGACATGGAACTCAGATACGCAAAGCCAGTGGATTTTCTTATTGGTTAATCTATGAAACAAGCATTCGTATATTCTTGGCGTAACAAAACCACCAATAAGATTTATATTGGGTGGCATAAGGGTTGTGAAGATGACGGGTATGTTTGTTCCAGCAAGGTTTTAATGGAAGAATACCAAATCAATCCACAAAATTTTGAAAGATTCATTATTGCTCATGGGACTTCAGAAGATATGGCAAAATTAGAAACTGAAATTCTTAAAACAGTTAATGCTAAAGATGATTTAATGTTTTATAATCAGCATAATGGAAATGGTCTTTATCATTTAAAGGAGCATACACAAGAAGCAAAAAGAAAAATTTCTATAAGTAAGATTGGAAAAAAACGACCTGATGTAACAGAAAGAAATCTTTCCGAATTAAATCCATTTAAAACATTTGGTAATACCAAGCCTCGAGTATTTCTTGCTAGTGTTGATCGAAGTGGAGAAGCCAATGGTAGATACGGATTGCCAGTTACACAACTGACACGCGATAAAATTAGTGCTGCAAATAAAGGTAAACTTAAGGGTGTATTAAAATCTCCTGAAACTAAAGAAAAAATGGCTCTAGCTAGAAAAGCATTTTGGGAACGTAAAAGGGGGATTTTAAATGCCTCGTAATGTTTATTTTTCTCAAGGTGCAAAATCTGAACAAAATCTTTATGAAGATTTGGTTGTAGAAGCGCTTTCCATCTATGGTCACGAGATGTACTACATTCCTCGTAGTATGGTCTCACGTGATATGATTTTAAATGAGGACATTGAATCCAAATTTACCGACGCGTATGTTATTGAAATGTATCTTGAGAATGTGGATGGCTTTGACGGTGACGGTACGCTGTTCACAAAGTTTGGTCTTGAGATTCGTGACCAAGCAACCTTTGTAGTTTCAAAGCGTCAATGGGAAAAACTTGTTGGTCTCTACAATAATGAGATTGTTTCGGGCCGTCCGAATGAAGGTGACCTTATCTTCTTCCCACTCACTCGTTCGTTCTTTGTCATTAAGTTTGTTGAACACAAGTCTCCGTTCTATCAACTCTCCAAGGTTCCAGTCTATAAGTTACAATGTGAGATGTTCGAATACTCCGACGAGGACTTCTCTACGGGTATCAAGGAAATTGATGCAATTCAAGAAAAGTTTGCGACCGAGTATTTCTTTGACATTGAAAACTCAAATGGTACAAAGTTTGTCATTGGTGAAACTGTAAAGCAGATCGTTTCACCCGCAACAAATTCTACCGATGCCGTTGAAATCTTTGGCAAGGTTCTCCGCTTCGACCAAAAGATTCCTACCGACCCATATAGCCAACTTCGTATTGCCCTTGGTGAAATTCGGATGAGCAATGGTAACTTTGGTGGTTTTGCTCTTGGTCAGCTTATCGGAATGACCAGTGGCGCCGAATGGGACATTACAAAGGTGTATGATCTTGATACCGAAGGCGAGAATCTTACCTTTAATGGTAATGCCCAAGGCGCTCAGAATTATGATTTTGAGAAACAGGGTAGCGACATTATTGACTTCAGCGAACAGAACCCATTCGGTGAGGTTGGTATCTCCGAAGAAATTGTACCTTCCGGAATTTCATCTTTTCGTGCAGATTCAACAGGAATCTTTGCAGACTCTACAACATTAACAGCCGACACTCAATAACATGGCAAAACAGATTATTTCAATAGGAACAGCAGCAAACGATAGAAATGGTGACCCGCTTCGTACGGCATTCACCAAGGTAAATGCCAATTTTACTGAGCTGTATAATGCAGGTGTACAAGGCGTCCAGGGTATTACTGGTGCGCAAGGAACTCAGGGTATTCAAGGACTCCAAGGTATCACTGGCGCTCAGGGCATTACGGGCGCGGGTACCCAAGGTGCACAAGGCACTCAAGGAATTCAAGGACTGCAGGGTATTACTGGTGCTCAAGGTACCCGTGCAGCGGAAGATAGATTAATCAACGGTAGCCACGAAGTTGTACTTAATGCCACTGGTGAACTTACATTTCCTGAAGGTGCCAACATTACCGATACGGCTACCACAATAGTCATAACTCCACCAGGCGCAGCTGCTGGACAAAGTTTAGTGATTCGTCCAACTTCATCAACTTGGTCTGTGACATCCAGTGGTTATATTGAATACGGTAGCCCAATTACAATTTCTGTTAATTTATTAAGTTGGGCTTATTTTGGAACTGTTAATTATGAAATTACGGGAACGGGGGTAACTCAACAATCCTTGGGTCGAGCACTCACGGGCAGTGTGGTTTTCACGGGTCTTCAACAAGCAGATTCTCAAGAAGTTACCTGGAC